GGGGGGGTACTGGGCGGACCAACTGGAGACGGAAAGTCTGGCTCTTCATCGTCTTCATACTTATCTGCCATTCCCTGCAGACGATCAGAGAAGTTTCTACTAAGACCAGCTGCTTTCATTTCTTCATCGGACATGCCGGCATACAAATCTAAATCTGAAGCTGTAATTTCTGACTCAGGATCTTTTAGAGTTAGTGTTTCTTCATCATCCGCGACAGGGGATGCATCCGCGGCAGGAGATGTATCCACAACGGGAGACGGCCCCCTTAATTGACTAGCAGTGCGTGCAAGTTTTTTTCCTGCTCTTCTTCTTCTATCTTTTCTAGCAGCCTTTCTTTTATCTCCAGACGTAATATCTAAATATTTATCACGTATCGTATCTAAAATATTTTCATTTACATTTGTATTTTGTAAATAAGAAGACCAAGAGTCATAAAAATTCTTCTCTTTGTCAAAGCTACTCCAATCACTCATTTTCCAAAACCTCGTTCAATAATCTATTGATACGATCGGCTTTGGTAAACACCTTGTTGTTATAATCTTTAGCCTCTCGCATCATAAAGGCATTTGGCGTAGAAGGCTCTGAAACAAAATCAAAACAAATTAGCTGAAAATCTTCTTGTACGATAGTTTGTCCCGCATTTTCAGATACAGAGCCCATACCGCGAGAAGATATTCCAAGCTTAACACCTGATTCAACTAGACTTTGGAGAACCTGCCCAGAAGGAGTATTTAAAACTTGCACTTTTCCCATGACAGAATTGTCTTCCATCCAGATATCAGTAACCATGTGTGATGCGTTTTTTAAATTAATAACTGAATCTTCGGGATGATCAAGTTCTCCAAGTGCTCGTCTTTCTTTGACAAGTTTTTTGTAATTTTGAACTTCTCTCACAAGAACTTTAGGTGGATATACGCGACCATTTCCATTGACCACGCCACCCTCTTGCAATTTTCCAGAAAGCATCATGCCGCCATTGGCAACAAAACGTTTTTCTTCTTCAGTTAAAAGATCTTGACAAACTCCACCTTCGCAAAGTTCATAATATTCTCTAAGTAGCTTCTGACCCATAGCTAAGATCCTTTACAACAGCGACGTACAGGCTGTAACATCCATTTACTAGTCCAACTTGTGTTCATGTTTTACTCCATCATCTCCGAAAAGCATTGTTAAAATGTAAGACGTTCCTGAAGATAACCCACCAAGAAGGAAAAAATTAAATACAGTTACATCAAAACTAAATAGTTCTGTAAACGGAGAAAGTAGCATTAATAGCCAACCAACATGAAAACCCATGCACATGGAACAATTGGCTAATTCTCCAAGTTTACCTTTTTTTGGCCTTAGTCTCGAAAATATTTTGCCATAGACAAGAATTTGTGTGAGCCCGTAGGCGCAAAGTATAAAAGTTAAAAGTTCCATTATGAAATACTCGATTGAGCGTCTACATCAGTAGCAACACTTTTTTTATTAAAGTTTTTTGCGATATATGCTTGCAGCTCTTTGGTTACATTAATATCTTCTAAAGTTCTATCGTCAGGTAAACTATTCAAAGTTTTTCCTAAAGCTGTTAAAAAAGAATTTTCAATTGGATCATCTACGATTTTTGAAATATCATCGTCTACATCTAAAAAATCTAAAGCAGTGCCTGTTCTTGACTCGTCTGGAAGCTGATAAGCATCTTTTGCAAAATCAAACAACGATTTGGCGGTCGCTAAAAACGGAACTTTTCCTATCAATTCATCAACCACTGCGTTCTTAGCCGCGTCAACAACGCCGCTTTTTAATTGCTCGCCGCGCTTTTTAAGCTGAGCTGTTTGAATTAAAGCTTTTAAGTCACCTATCGTTTTGACATCTTCTACTCTCTGAATATTTGAAACTCCCTCATCGTCTGGCTGGCCACGACGGAATGGGCCCTCATTCATATTTCTTCGCCAATTCTCCATTATCAATTTCATACTATTAGACATATCAAGTTTCCCTATTCAAAGGTATATAAATAATTCAACGAATACGGATCACGTACATATCCTTTCCTGATAGAACCTTGCTGAGCTTTATGTGGAACTTCTCCAAGCTCAGTTGAGCCTTCTTTATCGGGATGCGCAAGTTCATCATCTGCTAGCGACACAATTGCCTCGGTCGATTCAAAATAAGGGCGCTCTTCATCAATAAACTTGGATATGTTGATTAGAGCCATTTTTGGACTACTTAAGTCTTCTGCTGATGCTGTCTCCAAAGTAGCCTCAAAAGATCCATAAAAAGAGCCAGCTTGAATGCTCTCAGGAATAACAATTCCTTTTTTGCGTAAATGTGAGAATAGTCTATTTTGGGCGCCATAAACAAGATCATTCATTGTTTCTTTTGGAAACGCAATAACTTTATTATTCTTAGTTGATAACACAATATCAATATCGCCGTGATCAAAAATCATTAAATCGCCATTCATGCTTTTACGAATGTCCATCTCAAGACGTACATTAGCATCATTGGCTCCTGGGCCTATCTTAATTACTATCGCCATCAGAATAAATTTCCTTTACTAAAGATTGTGTTTTTAATACGCTAAGCAAAAGCGAATCGCTAATAGGTTGTTTTGAAAACCCATCAAGTTTTTCAACAATGGAATTGGTTTTCTCTAACATTTTATCATCTGAATTAATTTCTTTAATTTTGTTTGCATCCACTAAAAGTGTTTTCAATCTTAAAATTTCTTCGTTAAGAAAAGTCTTTAATGTAAGAGCGTTATCAGTAAATGATGAAACATAATACGTAAGCAATTCTTTTTGTTCGGGCAAAAGCGTGTTATTATACTTATCATTAAATTTAGAAGCAAATGTTTTGTACACAACGCTGTCAAACTTAGCACTGTCAACCTCATCACTAACTTGAGTCATGCTGTTGATAACTTGATTTTCTAAAATAATTTTACTTTTAGGAGAAACATTATCAGAAAAAAGCTGTGCTATTGTTGCTAATGTTTTATAATTTGGAACAAAATTGTTAAACACTGATGAGCCTAGGTTTTTATTTATATCGTGAACTAAAGATGTTTGTGATTCAAAAAGATTATCGGACTCAAGAAGCTTTTTTTGTAATTGTGATTCTTTGATAATTCTTCTTGATGTTTCCTTGTCTATATTCTGACACTCATATAATGAACGATAACATTCTAAATCTTTTCTTAAAACGCTATTTCTGCCAAAATGTTTTTTAAGTAAGTTTACTGCTGTATTTTGTTTTTCTGGCATATTTTTTATAACTGCAATAGTAGCTTCAACAATCAATGCCTCATAAACAAATGCTGTGTTTCTTTTTTTATTGTGCCTTATTCTCATCTTTTTGTTCCGTTAATATTTTATTATTGTTCTCAAGATCTTCTAAAAGGGTACGAACTGAATTGTTAATCTTAAAAAGATTTTCTTCTTCTGCTTGCTCTTTCTGAATATAAATAGGTTCCTCTTGTTCATAAATACCAGAACCTATACCGCCCATCTTTGCAATAGTGCCCATATCGCCCATCCCTGGAATTATATTTCTTAGAGCAGCACTACTTTTTTCTTTTGAATATTTTGAGGCATACGAACGTGTTCTGGCACCTGCTCCTCTTTTATCGGATTTAACAGGGTGATATTTTTCGCCCCTGCCATATGTCCTGGGGGCATCTCTAGAGCCAGGAGGAACTGCTAGAAGCGGGGAATCGTCACCGGCAGGCTCTTCGGCGCCGGCGGCCTCGTCACCACCAAGATCTCCAAGGCCACCTTCGGCATCACCAGCGGGCATTTCTTCTCCGCCTAAATCGCCACCAAGATCGCCTCCTAGATCTCCGCCTAAATCACCACCAAGATCTCCGCCTAGACCGCCGCCTTCGCCGGCAGCAGCAGCTTCTGCCACAGCCTGAAGTGCTGCATCTTGCTTGCGATCATAATACATTTCACGTTGATTGCGAACAAATTCCTCATGCGACATGCCAAAGATATTTTCTGCAACCCAACGCCGAGAGAAGTAACCCTCTGTTGCGGAGCCTGCAATATCAAACTTTGCTTTCCAGTGTTCAATTTCTTGTAGCTCTGCAATTTTCGATGGATTGTTAAGCGCTAAACTGAATGATAGTAAGTCATCGCCCCTAAATCCTAGTGTGTAGAGGTGAATGATTCCAACTTTTTCAAGCTCAGAAACAATTACTCTTTGTAGTCTTTGGATTGTTCTTGCAAATCTAACGTCTTTTTGAGCTAAGGTTGTTTTATCTTCTTCGCCACCTTCGCCCATGGTCAGGTAGGATTGCGGAATTTTTAAAGCTGAAAATAGTTTATCGCGAAGATATTTTATATCATCAATTTGTGTTGTATTTGAACCACCGGCAAGATTAGTGACATCCGTTGCGGAGCCAGCACGAACAGGAATATAATAATCTTCCTCAATACTCATTGGATTGTATCGCAAATCAACACGGCCAGTTGAGGAATCCACCACTGAGTGTCTTTTTAGTTGAGTTACAATTTTTTGCATGTATTGTTCAACTTCTTGTGGTGGCACCGCACCAACATCAATTTTAAAAAGTCTTCTTTCCGACGATCTAATGACTCGGTATGCCATCATCGCATCTTCCATTAATGTAAGTTGTCGCCAGATACGACGAGCAGGCTCTAGAATAGAAGTTCCATATGGTGCATATTTATCGTGACCAAGAATTCTGAAGTGTGCAACCTGCCAATTTTCAAGAGTCATGCCGGCTGAGTTCCATTGGAACTGCACATAATTTGGATTAGTGGAATCCATTCCCTCAAGTCTTTCAATTTCTGTTGGGGGCAGGGGAATAACTGCCTTAACGCCAAACTTCTCATCGATGTCCATGTATAAAAAGAAATCTCCATACTTGCACATGGTGCGAGCCCAACCAAAAAGATTATATTGAACATTTAAAATATTTTCATACAAAATTCCAAGAACAGCTTTAATTTCCTCGTTTGAACAATTAATGTTTAACATAGGGCGCAAGCTTGAATAAGTTGTCATTTCGTCTGCATAAATATCCATTGAAGACGCAATCTCTGGCATGTATTCCATCTGATCAAAATCAACATATCGTTCCGCTCTGCGTTGATTTGCGATTGCATTTGTAGATATTTGGTCTAGCGGGCTATAAAGAGACTTTTTAAACTGCTGACCAGAGGCAGACCTGAATCGTGATGCAAATTTGTCTAAGTGTTGCCTTCTAATACGGCGGCCAGTCTGCGAACGATAGTTAACAATTGGTCCAGAAAACAATCGCGTTAGTCTTTTGAAAAGTTCTGATTGTCTATTCGCAGGGTTTCTTCCTTGTTTTGGGTTTTTCGGGGCCATTTATATTCTCACTTTATAATCCATTTATACTGATTGTATAATTTTTCAGCTTCAGTCATTTTATCAAAAATTTCATTAGTTTTGTAGCCATGCTGGCCTTTGATTTGGGTGTTCATAGTTGTTCTTGTGGTATAGATCGCACTCACAAAAGCTTTTTGATAATTCAAATCTCTTGCATTCGCCTGCAGCGCAGTGTCTCTTACCCAGCACGCTATAGCGAGAGCCATAATCAAATCATCGTTATAGCCTTTCATTGCTTGTGGCTTACCATTCCTCCAAATAAAAGTCTTCATCTCATTAGTTGTGCGAGAAGAATATATGGTAATTAGTTTGTTTCTAATAAACTCCTCTAATTTGGCTACGATGAGGGGGCGCGTCTTCATAGAAGTGGTGAAACCAGGCACCGCCGATGTTCTTAGTTCAGCTTGATGTTGCTCAATATATTCGTGTGTTGATTTAACTGAGTGGTATACATTTGGATATTGATACTCTGAGATAAGTTTGTCTAAAACCGAGTATCCAATGTTGTTATTTTCCACCACAAGCATGCAGCTACCAAATTCTCTACCCACACTATTCAGCATATTTGCAAACATATCCAATGTTGGCTTTCCTTGATACTCCCCAATAACTTCAAGCGTCTCAAGCTTAACAATATGAAACGTAGAATAGTCAGCGCCATCGCCACGAGATACATCAGCAACTAGCAGGTAATTACACGTAGGGTCAAATTCCTCAAAAATCCAAAAGTTCCTATCGAAACCAGTTCTATATTTTGGCTCTCTTAAAGTAGACAGCATCCATTCCATACACTCGGGATCAATTACAGTCTCACCGGATGTATTGAAGTTGCACTCAAGCTCTTGTGCAATCTGACGCTTGGACATATTTCTAGTTTCTTTTTTATACCATTCTTCACCTCTATCTGGATGCACATCCCACATAAGGGTTGTTAAATTAAAATTGTTTGTGCCAGAGTCTGCCTCAGTGCATGTTTTGTGAAACCAATTACCCACACCATTTGGTGTAGACAGAGCAATACAGCGTCCACCAGTCGATAGTGTGGGGTATAGACCGGTCCATAGCTCCTCTAAACCATCGATATGTGCGGCCTCGTCAAGCACCAAAAGAGACAAAGCTTCCGAACGACCAGCATCGCCAGACGTTGAAGCCGCCTTAATAGATGAGCCGTTAGATAACTCAAAGGATGTGCGGTTATCTACGCTAATCTTAGCGATTTTTAACCAGTCAGGCACATTACGCATAATATTCTTGACTTTCTTGACCAAGTTTCCTGCTGTCGCAAACTTAGTTGCCATAACAAGAATAGCCTTATCGCGGTGGAACAACATCATCCATACGATATAGCCTGCGGTAATAGTTGAGATACCTAGCTGACGGGCCTTTAGAATAACGTTAAAACGGTAATCATTAAAATCTTTGAGAAGGTCGTCTTGGAAGTCAAAAGTGTTAAAAAGAATAAGTCCATGTAATGGGTGTGATATTCTCGCATAGTTGTTAAGAAAGTAAGACGGGTCTTTTCCACACTTAAGTATCTCTTTTACTTTGTCTTGTTTTGATAGTTGAAAACTCATTAATCATTTTTGGACTTTGGTCTCTTATCGTTTTTAGGTCGCTTACCTAAGCCGCCTTGCTCAAGAAAGCTGCGCCAATTAGCATCAAGTCTATCTTCTGAACCTTCACCAACCACAACAACATCATCCATGCCGCCCACTCTATAGTGGCATTTAGCCATTACCCAACTACGGACACGAGAGGTGCTTTCAACTCTCATTTCAGCCTCTCCTTCTTTTGTAAGCGTTACTGAGTTACCAGTAATTTTACGATATTCTTTTTTAAGAAAAGATGCAATATCAGCAATCTGCTGCTCAATGCCTGATTCAAAGCCTGCCGCATAAACTTCTTTTAGCTGAACCTCTGAATGATACTGAATACACATCAGTGGACCATGAAAAGAAACATTAAATCCATCAATAACTCGTCTATCCAAGATTGGATCGCCTTCCTCTCTTTTAAGGCTAGCTTTGATAGCCTCACCGTCTTCTGTAAGTGCTCCGTCATAAGCATTAGCTGCTGCTTGTGAAAGCCCTTGAACTATTTCATAAACTGTTGCCATTGTTTGGTCTCCATCCTTTTAGCCATCGTTCCTCTCTATCCTCGACATATTTTATGTAACAAGTATTGCAACATTCAAATTTGACAAGGTAAACATCATCCAAAGATGTCTTTGGGAAAGACCCGCAGACAGGACAACTTTTTAAAGATTCCCTATTAAGTAGTTTTTTTGAGATCTTAATACCATTAACATCAATTTTTTCTTGCCATTCCTCATTTCTACTTTTCTTTTTGTAAAATTCTTTTGATTGTTTAAGATATTCTTTCTCTTTGTTCTCGTTCCAATTTCCTTTTGGATTTTGAATAGCTTCTTTGCCATATTTCTCTGCGATGGCTTTTTCTATCGCTGCAATTTTATTTGGATCATCGCTCATTAAACATCCTATACGCGGCATACGTTGTTACAATTCCCGCAGCAATACCACCCGCAAACCACCACATCTTATTATCTGGCGACTGGTTTAACATTGCCTCTTGTAAGGCAGCAATCTCAATATCTTTCTGTTCAATTCGTAAATCATATTCGCTAGTCAGCGCGTCTAAACGAATTTGAAAGTTTTGACGCTCAAGGTGAAACTCTGTAGCTTGCACATCTAAATGATACTCAATCTCTAGGTCACAATTCATACTAAATTGATCAGGCATTACCAACAACTCAGCAAGGGCACGTTTATTGAATAAAACTCCCTCAAAGGGTGCTGGCTCGTTTTCGCCAAGAATAGTAAACTGTGCCGGCTCTGCGTAAGCCAGCGTAGTAAATAACAATGCTTTAAGGAACATACTGAAATCCGAATGTATCTGTTACTTGTTCTGCGAGTTCTTCTTTGTTTTCTGTGAACTGTCGGCGGTTGTCGATCGTTGTTTCAATTTCAACAATTCGTTCTTCAACCACCACCTCAATTTGATCTCTTTCGCGGTCATATTCTCTCTCCAATAATTCTAATGCATCACGATAAGTTTGCAATGCTTTTTCTTTTTTCTCTAATTCTTCTGCATGAATTTCTTGCAAACCATCGATTTGATTTTGAAGAGATTGCTGACTAGCTTCATAGGTATTCTCAAGTTGTTTATAATCATAACGCATTTTTCCAATAACTGCAAGTAAAAGAACAATAATTGTTATTTCTTTCCAGTTTTTCTTTATCAACCCGAGAACCTTAAGCCAGTCAACTTTAATCATCACACTCCTTTCATTCTAGCTATGCCGTCAATAATAGCTTGACCACCAATGTAAATGGCCGAGATCATTACCCAATCGCCAGATGTAAGATCAGAAAACGCCAACAAGCCTGTTGCCGTCAACCAAACCATAAACTTGCGAGAAATTGCTTTCTCTACTAATCTATCTAATTTTCCTTGTACGTATTCCATTGTTTAATCCTTTTTTTCTTTTGCCATTTTTGTGGCTGTCGCGTACATTACTGACTCGGCATCATCGCCGTATCTTTTTTCAAAATCTTTTTTAGATTTCTTCATTCCTTTTACGACCTTTTCTTTTTCTTTTTCCTCAGCTTTACTAAGCTTTCTTTCTGCTACTTGCACATCTGCAGGGTGCGGATCCATTTTTCTAAGCTCGCTAGCCATCTGCATAATATCTTCCATTGAATAGCCAGCCTTCATTAAAGCAACAAGCATTCTTTCAATTTCATAACTCATATTTCCAACTTGCTGGCGAAGAGCGGCAATATCATCTCGGGAAGCCATATCTTCTGACAGCTGATCGCCTCTCATATAATTCATTACCGATGTTAAATAATCTTGCGCTTTTGTAATTTTTGATTCAACCCATTCTTCTAAATTGCTTTCATCTGTAACCATGCCCTGAATCATCATTGCAAGCTCTGCAGTTCTTCCTAATTGTTTACGAGCCATTGAACCTTCACCGCCATAGCCTTCGTCTATTCGCTCTTCATCTTTATGAAGCCTGTAGGCTTCGTAAAAAGCTTGAATCATACCAGTTTTTAGATTATGAAAGTCAGGAGGATTTTTCATGGCGCCGTCACCAGCTTCTTGTAACATCTCAACTAGTCTTCTTTCAATTTGATTTAATGTAAGCTTTCCAAAGCCACGAACTAAAACTTCACGATCGTCAAGCATTTCTTGAAGCTCTTCTTTAATAATTCTTTCTAAGTCTTCTTCAAAGCCAATTTTTGGACGATCTCCATAAGCTCCGCCGGCTTGATAGTCTGTGGGAAAATCTTCTTCTGCTGGCTCTTCCAGGCCGGCCTGTCTTTCGGCTTCTCCCTCAAGAGAGCCCTCACCATACATTTGATTAAAAGCGTCTCCAAATATATCAGATGTCGCTTCTGGATCCATGCCTTGTAGCATGGCGGCGATCGCCGGGGCGGCTATATCCGGGGATAATTCTTCTTTAATAACTTCCTCAGTTATAATTTGTCGCAATCTTTCGATAGAAATCTTCACTATATTGCTCCTAATCTGTTGTTAGCAGCGCTGCTACTGCTTGAGCCAAAACTAATGGATCTAAACCGGAAGGCTCAGCTAATGTTTCAATTTCATCTTTTACTTTACCAGCGATTGATTGTGCTGCCTGTGGAATATCACTGATAGCTGCCATAATTTCTTCACCATCATCAGCTTCAAACATTTCAATCTCTTCTAAAATAATTTTTTTAAGTTGTGTTTTTGTAATTTTCATTATTAGGTTACCTTTTTAATTTTCTTAGCAATATTTGGGTGCTGTTCTTTAAACTTTGCCACTACCTCCGACATGCTAACCTCGGCGCAATCACAATCACACCATTCATCAAACGTTGTTTGAATATTATATTTCTGAATAATATAATCACTAATAGCAGCATCTTTTAACATTTGGCTAAACATTTCAGAACACGTATCGTCTTCCACTAAAACCTCAACAGGGGCTGGAATTCTTTCAACAATAATTTCCTCAATAACATCTTCCTCAGAAACCTCAATTTGTTGTGTATGTGGAGCAGAAAATTTGCTTACTAGCCAGTTCCATAATTTTAATAACCAATTCATTTTCACATTCCTTATGTCGCTAATCCATTCATACTTAGTATTCTTCTTCTTATTCTCGCCCGTGGGCTGCTTCTCCCAAATCGTCCATCACCTGATCGCCATCTACACCAAGCCTGTTAATGACATAAAGCAGTTGCTGAAAATCATCTGATGTTGCGATCGAATCAATCAGTTCCAAATACAATTCTTCATCACCGGGATTGGGTGGTTCGAATCCATATTCGTTAAGTTCTTTTTTAATAATCTCTTTAAGTTGTGTTTTTGTGATTTTCATATTAATACAAGCTCCGTATTTTAAGGTAGCCATGGCTTATCTCTTCCGCGTATTCGGCCAATTCATCAAGCTGCGCAATAGCATCTTCGTCATCCTCTATTGCTCTGTTAACAAGATCTTGTAGCGTTGCTTTTAATTCTCCGATAGGGCCGGAGCCGGGGCTCAGTTCTTCTTTGATAATCTGTTTAAGTTGTCGTTTTGTAATTTTCATGTCGCTAATCCATTCATACTTAGTATCGCAATCAATCCAGGCACATTCTTTCTGACATAAACGCCAGAGAAAAGTGTCTCGCAGCGGCCGCCGACATAAGCGATTGCTGACTCAATGTTTTTGCTGACTCTTGGATCAGCCACCATTTCTTCAGACGCCACTAAGATTAACGAACCTGCGGCGGCTTTGCCTTTAGGTGGCGGGCAGGCAGACCTATTCATACAATTGTGGAGGATCACCGATCCAAGCTTTCCAGTATTTGGATCTTTTATCATGGTTGAGCCGAGAAAAGCTCTCCCGTCATTGCCCAAGCATGTTTCCAGATCTTTACTATCAAAAGATTGGATCGGTGAATCCTCTGTGGAGAGTTTTAACACCTGGGCAAATGACTTTGCAAATTGTGTGTTGGCAACAGGGTACATGCCTAACATGCCGATTCTGCCGCGAAGTAAGCGCGTTGCGCGCTCATTATCTAGAATGATATGCGGATGCTTAGCTACATCGTTTGCCAGCGTCAATGCATTTCTAGCGATTGTGGGGTTGAGGTTCTCTTGTGCTGTAGGCCAAGAAACCACATAAACAACTTTTCCGGAAGACTGAACGGATTTCATATAACGTTCGAATACCGGGTGAAGCGCAGTCACAGAACTACCAGTTCCGCCGCCTCCACCAGCTAAAACAAACAGCCAGTCAACCTTTCCAAGTTTAATGCGTAGCGCGTCTTCAACGACGGCGCCGTTCTGCGACAAGACTTCCTTGCCGTATTCAGTATTCTTTCCAATGCCGTCGCTGTCAGGAATAAGAACAACATGATCTTCTTCCACATTCTTTGGAATGTCTTTACCTGTGGTGTTAACAAGCAGTGTCTTGTTAAAGCCAAGTTCAATAAAAGCGTTTGCCATTTTGTTGCCTCCGCCGCCGACACCAACAAATCCAACGTTCAGAGAGGAAGGAGCTGTATTTTCTGGGAGGAGATCTTCGTCAGAGTATTCCATCTGTAATCCAAAGTCCTCAACCATTCCGAAATCTTCTGCTGCGACTTCTTCGTGATAGTGGTCTTTCTCCTGATTAAAGG